GGTCAGAACACCCCTTCGTCAATTTGCATCTTGTGTTCTCGTTGATGTTGATGACTCCCTCGATAGTATCTTTAGCAGCGATATGGCTATTGGCAGATACGTCGCACAGAGGGCTGGTATCGGCATTAACGCTGGCAGAATCCGTGGTATCAACAGCAAAATCCGAGGTGGCGAGGTACAACACACAGGCGTTGTCCCCTTCCTTAAAAAGTTTGAAAGCACTGTCCGATGCTGCACACAGAACGGCATCCGAGGTGGTTCTGCTACAGTTCACTTTCCTATCTGGCACCAAGAAATAGAGGATATCCTTGTACTTAAAAACAATAAAGGGACAGAAGATAACCGTGTCCGAAAGTTGGACTACAGCATCCAAATTTCTAAACTCTTCTATGAACGATTCATCAAGGGAGAAGACATTTCTCTCTTCAGTCCGCACGACGTGCCAGGTTTGTACGAATCTTTTGGCACTGATAGTTTTGATGAACTATATGTGGGTTACGAACGAGATGAGTCTGTTAAAAGAAAGACTATTCCGGCGCAAGAACTAGTCCTCAACCTACTTAAGGAAAGGGCAGAGACCGGTCGAGTGTACATTATGAACATCGACCATTGCAATAGCCATTCATCTTTCCTAGATAAAGTAGAGATGAGTAATCTTTGTCAAGAGATTACACTGCCAACAAAACCACTTCAGCATATCGATGGCGAAGGTGAGATTGCTCTATGCATCTTGTCTGCCGTCAACGTAGGAAAGGTTAAGTCCGACTCCGAGTTGGAAAACCTTTGTGACTTGTCTGTCCGTGCACTAGACGAGCTGATTGATTATCAGCAGTACCCCGTCATTGCCGCTGAACGCGGTACAAAGGCACGTAGATCCCTTGGTATTGGATTCATCGGTCTCGCACACTATCTTGCTAAACTCGGGTTTAACTACGGGTCACAGGAGGCGTGGGATGCCGTTCATGGACTGTCTGAGTCCTTCCAGTATTATCTACTGAAGGCTTCTAACCAATTAGCAAAGGAGAAGGGTGCCTGCGAGTTCTTCAATAGGACAAAATATTCTCAAGGTTTACTGCCGATTGATCACTATAAATCTAACGTAGACGAAATTTCGGAACATAAACTAGAACATGATTGGGAAGCTCTACGTTCCGAGATTCAAGCATCTGGATTACGACATAGTACGTTGTCCGCACAGATGCCATCAGAAAGCAGTTCCGTTGTGTCAAACGCAACCAACGGTATCGAACCACCAAGGGATTACCTGTCCGTTAAGAAGTCGAAGAAGGGACCGCTTAAGCAGATTGTTCCTCAATATTCCACACTCAAAAACAATTACACTTTGCTGTGGGATATGCCTGACAACCGTGGTTATATTAACGTTGTTTCTGTGATGCAGAAGTTCTTTGATCAGGCGATCAGCGGTAACTGGTCTTACAATCCTGGTCATTACCCCGACAATGAAGTACCGGTGTCTGTCATGGCACAGGACCTACTTACTACATACAAGTACGGATGGAAAACTTCTTACTACCAAAATACTTACGATAATAAATCGGACGAAGTTCCGGTACAATCTGAACTCCAATCTATTATTTCTGAACTAGCAAATGCCGAGGAAGAAGACTGCGAATCGTGTAAAATCTAATTTCAGAATCAAACCACCAGCACAAACAAAGATGACCGTCCAAGGGATGACCGTCTTTAATGATGCTCAGGTTGATACTAAGAAGCAAACTATGTTCTTTGGTGCCCCTTTGGGTATCCAAAGATATGATTCTTATAAGTATCCTGTTTTTGAAAAACTTACACAACAGCAGCTATCATATTTTTGGAGACCTGAGGAGGTCTCCTTGCAGAAGGATAGAGCGGATTATCAAACGCTCCGCCCAGAACAAAAGCATATCTACACTTCGAATCTGAAGTATCAGATTCTCCTAGATTCCGTGCAAGGACGTGGACCTGGCATGGCATTCAAACCATATTGTTCCCTACCAGAACTCGAAGGAGCGATGGGTGTATGGGAGTTTATGGAACAAATCCACAGTAGGTCCTATACCTATATCATCAAAAACGTATACCCAGACCCTTCTGAGGTATTCGACACCATCCTAGACGACCAGCGTATCCTGGACCGTGCTAAGAGTGTTACTGAAGCATATGATGACTTCATCAATGCAGCACAAGAATATGGTTCTGGCAACAGTTGGAAACATGCCCTAGAGGATGTTCCTTCTGCTCAGTCCGACCTGTATGAACTGAAGCGTAAACTCTACCGAGCAGTCGCCAATGTCAATATCTTGGAAGGCATTCGTTTCTATGTGTCTTTTGCTTGCTCTTTTGCTTTTGGCGAGCTCAAAGCCATGGAAGGGTCGGCGAAAATCATTTCGCTCATTGCCCGTGACGAGAACCAGCATCTTGTTCTTACCCAAAACATCTTGAACAAGTGGCACGCTGGGGATGACCCAGACATGAAGAACATTGCTGACGAAGAGCGTGAGAACGTTATCGGAATGTTCCGTAAAGCGGTTAATGAAGAGAAAGAATGGGCGCAATACCTGTTCAAAGACGGTTCTATGATCGGTCTGAATGACAAACTGCTCTGCCAGTATGTCGAATGGGTTGCCAACCGTCGCATGAAAGCGATTGGTCTCCGCACATTGTATGACATTCCCGCGAAAAACAATCCACTACCGTGGACTGAGCACTGGATTTCTTCTAAAGGACTCCAAGTTGCGCCGCAGGAGACGGAAGTTGAGTCTTACTTGATCGGCGGAATCAAACAAGACGTGAAAAAAGATACGTTCGCAGGTTTCGAACTCTGAGATAAATACCCCGAAAGGGGTATTTTTTTATGCGTCCACAGTCTGCCAAAGCCAAGGGTAGACGTTTACAGCAATGGGTTCGTGATCAACTTATTGAACAACTAAACGTCCACCCTGAAGATATCGAGTCCCGCAGCATGGGTGCTGGTGGGGAAGACCTTATTATGGCACGGGACGCTAGACAAAAGTTCCCTTTTTCGGTAGAATGTAAGAACCAGGAGAAGCTGAATGTCTGGGATGCTTATGACCAGGCATGTGCCAACTCGGGGGATTACGAACCTATTCTCATTATGAAGAAAAATGGCAAAAAACCCTTGGTTGTCCTGGACGCGGAAAACTTTATTAGATCCCAACGACATGGATGACTGGCGCTATTCTGAGGACCGTATGCTCCTTAGAGCAGAAGTGTTCCGAGCACTACAGCATCATCTTAATGATCATTGTAGACTAGTCTACGAGTTTTGCCATGATTGGGTGAGTCAGGGCAACAAAACTACTGATGGTATCGAAGGTCAATTCCAAAAATACCTGACATTTTCACTAGAACGTTCTTACGCTTTATCAAATGCAGAAACTGATTAACATCCTGGCACTGCTGGGATTCGGCATGAGTGCTACCGTGACTGGTGGCATCGGATATGTCTACATGAACCAGGATTCTATCAAGGAATCCATCAAGCAACAGGTTGTTGATGCTGCTACAAGCGGTGTGAGGGATGCCCTGCCAGGTATGATGGGTGGTGCTGTACCTCCTACCACTGGTCTCCCAGTTGCTCCTCCTACCGGCGGTCTGTTTGACAAGATTACCAAAGGATACTACACCCATGATGCTATGGGTTGTATGATGCTACTCGAATGTGAGGACGGCGTAAAAAAGATCCAATCGTCCGCTGACCTTATCGCTGAGTACCCTGATGCTGATTGGGGTCCGGTCGCGGGCGAGTTCGATTTGATCATGCGTGCGTTCAATATCATTGGCGTGGGTGTGTATCTTGCTGATGAGAAGTATTTTCCTCCCGGACATCGTGGAGTTTACCATACTGTAGGTAACAATTTCTTCCTCAATAAGTCATTCATGCATCGTCCATCTGTGTTGATGAGTGTCACCAGACACGAAGGATGGCACGCTGCACAGGACTGTATGGCAGGTTCTATTGAGAATAGTTTGGTTGCCATCATCAAGAACGAAGAAGATGTTCCTATGATCTGGCGTACCATGGCAGAGAGAACCTATTTGGGTGCTGCTGTGCCTTGGGAAGCAGAAGCAGGATGGGCAGGTCGTACTGAAGGTATGACTCAGAAAGCACTAGAATCCTGTGCCCGTGGAACCATGTGGACCGATTATGAACCCACTCCGAAGACTCGTGAGTGGTTGTTAGAGAATGGATATATTAAAGAATGAACGTGTGATGCTGGCAATATCTCTTGTCGGCATCATGCTATCTACAATCGTAGTGATAGCAATGGGTTACGTCCATGGAAAGATGAATGTTGGTGCTGTATGGCATAATTTACACAACTTTCACTAAATAACTCTAGCTTAATATGCTAGAGATGGACGATAAGAAACCTGAAGAGAAGAAAGGTCTCTTTAAAAAACTAAAAGAAGCGACCGATGACCGGGAGGAACAGCTTGCTATTCTTAGCACGTTTGTTCGTCTCGGTATTCTCGTATGGTCTGGTGGTATCCTTACCCTAGCATACATTAAACTTCCTCCTGCACTGGGTATTCCCGAACAGAAGCTCGATCCAACTTTCATAGCCAGTGTGTTCACTGGGGTTTTAGCTACGTTTGGGGTTCAGACTGCTAAAAAGAATGGTAATGGCGCTACCGGTGGTGCTGCTCCTATTACCAAAGATCAGATGGAAAAACTTATTGAGAAGGCAGCACAGACTGCTCCTCATCAAACCATCCGCATCGAGCAGGCACCTATGGTTATTCAACCAGGAGAACCACCTGTAAAACCTACCATCTAAAAACATGAATCGCATCGCACTGGGTCTGGGAGCAGTCATCGGTGTAGCACAACTTGGTATATTGGGCGTGTTGTTGAGACAAAAGGACATGCCCATCCTTAATCTACCAGTGGGTGACTATACTTCTTATAGTGTAGAAGCTAGTAGAGATGGATATAAGATTGATTACTCTGCTAATGATCCTAAGACTATGATTAGGACAAAGGATCTTGATAAAAAGAATGGATTCTTTGGTATTGGTGGAACGACACAGTTAAGAACTACAACTGAGACTTATGTTCTCGGGGGTGAAGACGAAAAAAAGTTAGATGCCAAGACCGTCGCGTGTATCGAGGCGGCAGGTGGTGGAAAGTCCCAGGGAAGACTAGTGGGTGCTAGTGTTGGTGCTGCCGCTGCACCATGGTTCATGGGTATACCATATGTGGGTCCTATGATCGGTGGATTTGTATCACTCTTTGCATCTGACAAGGGAGCAGAAGTTGGTGCGGAAATGGCAACATTCCTAGAAGGGTGTGATGAAGAGTAACCCTAGATAGGGTAGTCGCATATACGGAACATGAAGCTGCTGATCACACTATTCGCTTCATTGTTTTTAGCATTGCCAGCATGGGCAGTCGATGTACAGATGGGTTATGAAGGTAACCTAGTATTTGAACCATCAGAAATCACTATCCAAGCAGGCGAGTCAGTACATTTTATCAACAACATGCTTCCTCCTCACAACGTTATTGTTGAGGACCACCCTGAACTAGGACACGAAGCACTAGCAATGTTACCAGGTGAAGACTTTGAAGTTGCATTCCCTGAGGCAGGTGACTATACTTATTGGTGCGGACCTCACAAGGGTGCCGGTATGATTGCTACTGTACACGTTGAATGAAATGGAAAAACTCAATGAACTAATACTGGATTTAACAGTTAGCATCATTGATTTTTTATACAAAGGCAGAGACATTCAAAGATTCTGGGTGCTTGAGGAAATTGCTCGGGCACCTTATTTTGCGTTCCTAAGTGTTTTGCATCTTAGGGAGTCAATGGGATTGCGTGGCAAAGCACACCATGAACTCATGCGAGAACACTTTGAACAAACTGTCAATGAAACAGAACATCTGGAACTTATGGAAGGTAGGGGTGGTAATCGTTATTGGATCGATCGCGCTTTTGCCAGACACCTCGTTCTCATATATTATTGGACTCTCGTGGTATATTACTGGTTGGCTCCTCGCTCTGCTTATCATCTTAACGAGTTAGTAGAACTTCACGCTGCCACAACTTATGCCAAGTATATGGCAGAACACCCAGACGACGAAGAGATCCTTGAGATCTTAAACGATGAGATTGCTCATGCTAACGAACTAAGAATTGCTCGGGAGAAGATATGAGTGAAAGAATCGTAATCTTCGGTGCAACCGGAGACTTGTGTAAGAGGAAACTAATTCCAGCACTGCACGAACTTCACAAAGAAAATCTACTATCAGACACTTTCGAAATTGTAGGAGCATCACGGACAGAACATGGCAGAGAAAGTTGGTTACAGCATCTTGGTGAATACCCTGAGGACTTTACCCACAGACTCGATTACATTCCTTGCGATCTGTCTAACCCAGAGACTCTGAGTCGTCTGATTTCTGAAAAGGATACGACATACTTTTTGTCTGTTCCACCAGAAAGATATGGTGATGCCATTGTCAATCTAAAATCCACAGGACTCCTAGACGATGCGGAAAGATCCCGAGTTGTTATTGAGAAACCTTTTGGGACCGATCTTCAATCTGCTGATCGTTTGCAGTCTGTGGTGGCTGAACATCTACGCGAGAAACAAGTATATCGCATTGACCATTATCTTGGCAAAGATACTGTCAATAACATCCTTGCTACTCGTTTTAGTAATTCTCTTTTGGAACCACTATGGAACCGGAATTACATAGAAGAGGTTCAGATCTTTGCTTCCGAGACAATCGGATGTGAAGGTAGAGCACAATACTATGAGACTGCTGGTGCTGTGCGAGATATGGTACAGAACCATATCATGCAGATCCTGGCATTGGTTGCTATGGAACCTCCATGTAGAGCAGATGCCAAAGAGATCCGCCGTGAGAAGGTAAAAGTTCTTGCTGCTACAACTCTTACTGATCGTTGTGTTCTGGGTCAGTATGCTGACTACAGAAACGATGCTGATGTCCAGGATGGTTCTGACACTGCCACATATGCCTGTGGTCAACTCCATGTCAACAACTGGAGATGGCAAGGTGTTCCTTTCTACTTCCTAACTGGTAAGAAACTGCCTGTTAAGTGTACTGAGGTCGTGGTAAAACTAAGACAACCACCTCTTCAGATGTTTGAAGGTCATGATAAACCAGATAAGATTCGGTTCAGGATTCAACCTCAACCATTCTTGTCTATGTCTATTGACATCAAACAACCTGGTGTCTCGGACAGGGTTGAGAAGGCAACATTGTCTCACACATATCAGACAAATGCATCTGGCAGTGGATATGTTAAACTGCTGAAGGATGCCATCAATAAGAACCAGGCACACTTTGTTCACGCAGAAGAAGTGCTTGAGTCATGGAGGATTGTTGATGATCTTCTATGCACAGGATACAAGTGTCCTATTAGAACTACTCCCTATATCTACCATCCTGGTAGCTGGGGTCCTTATCATATTTTAGACAGAGTAACAGACTGGGAGTTCCCAAAATGAAAGTAGGTATCATTGGACTAGGACGCATGGGCGAGGGTATGTCTCGCCGTATGATGAAAGCAGGCATTGAGACCTGGGGTTACAGACGCAACTATGCGAAGGCTGAAGAAGCATACGAGGCAGGATATGTCTCCGGTGTGACTACATCCATCGGACATCTATGCCAAGTGGTAAAGGAGGAGGGTCCTGGCGTCTTCCAAATGGTTGTACCAGCAGAAAACGTTGAGGACACTATCGATGAACTTCTACAGCATTGTGGGGAGGGAGATATTATTATTGATCATGGCAATAGCAATTTTAAGGATTCCCGTCGCAGGGCACTACGCCTTGAGAAACTGGGTATCCAGTATATTGACTGTGGTACTAGCGGTGGTGTTTACGGTTTGGAGCGTGGATATTGTCTTATGGTTGGCGGTTCAGATACAGCAG